CAACAATCTATCACCGTCACTGCCGCCTAGGTTTCCTATACCAAAGGTAGCATCACCACGTTCGCCTTGAATCAGTTTGTAGGTTACGGCAGTACCGGTTGTGGTGATATCTAACACACTGCCTTCTAGTTGAAAGGCTATTGTTCCTGTTGTGGCTGCTGTAGAAGACTGCACCACAATGCTGTTGGTAGCTGCAGAAACAGAATAAATCACTGAGTCCGCACCTAATGCGCCTGTACCACCAGTAGCTATGACACCACCGCTGTCTGTAGCAATGGTTGCGCTGGCAAATGTCACAGTGGTATTGGTACAGGTCACCACGGTTTGTGCGCCATTGAATGGCACACCACCTACAGCAAATGCGCTCACAGTAATCAACTGGAATGGCAAATATGGAGGAACGTTTTGAGCGGTAAACGTCAATGTGCAGGTAACACCGTCACCTACTGCGCTAACACCGGTAATATTTGGCTTTGCTACCAAACTTGATCCCAATATAAGATTTTCCAAACAGATGATATTTGAAATGGTTGTAAAATAAGGACCAGCGCCAGTAGATGTTCCCAGGGATGGCCCCACTGAAAATGCCAAAGAAGTAGGCACACCTATAAATGTACTGTCTACTAACGCTCTGGTACTAACACTGAAATCATTGGCAGTTAGTCCAGAAGTGGTTACAAAGTACACTGTGTTTGCAGTTAGTCCTCCAGGCAACACACTGGCACTGAATCTCACAGGTTGACCAGCTGTGAGTCCGTGACTGTTTTTGGTAAACGTATTGGCCGCAGTGCTTATACTGGTTACAGTATTGGCCGCACCTGTTTCTACACCCGGCTCATACACAGTGATTTCTATATAATCATAATTTTCTCTACCTTGTGCCAGGGCTAGACCGTAAGGAACCATTGTGGGACTTCCCGACACCGCCGATCCAGTAAATGTGGTTATGCCTGAGCCTGTTTCTGTAGCAGAAATGGTAAATGTGGTAGGAGTTGGTGCAGTCTTGACATAGTATATGACACCGTCGTCAACTGTGACACCTGCAGTAATCTCATTGGGCAACACTGCGCCTGGAGGTTTGACAAATCTCACTTGATATCCTGCACGTTGTCTATGATTGATATCAGTGGTTATCACCCCAGTGCCATAGTTTATACCTGTGATAGTATAGGTTTCTAGATCATATGTGGAATCATAGTCTGTGAATTCCAATTGTCTGTAGACAAAATTACTGTCATTTAGTATCAGAGCAGTACTAGGTCTAGTTGCTACCTCTACAATGTCTCCGTGTAACACATGGAAACTGTTGTTTCTAATTGTAACACGTTGTCCATGGGGCACTGCTGCCAAAAGTCCGCCGCCGGTGCTGATATTTAATTTTGCACGTTTGGTGGCAACATCGCTGATCTGTGCCGTAGTGACAACATATCGTACAATTTGGCCTCCATGATTGATTTCTAATTCACTGTTCGGCAAAGGAAAGAAATCATCATAGGTCACATATAATATATTTTCTCCCTTTTCGTTCAACGTATCAACTGATGCAGCATAAACAGTTGCGGTCTGTGCAAGATCGGTGTAAAATCCTGTGGGAGTCGGAACTTCTAATGGATCACTGGCTTCCGCTACCAATGCAAAGTTTCCGTGAGCACTAGATCCACCCACGCTTCTAATCTGTCCACCGTTCAATGAATAGTAGGAAATTTGACAGTAGTAGGTAAACATACTCACAGCTTCGGCCAATCCGCCGTTGGTGGTTATAAGTCCGTAGCCTAGATCACAGACCTGGGTAAAGTCGTTACTAAGCATGGAACGATTACCGGGCATAAGAACTTCAAACACTCTGATAAAACTGTGTGTACCCGAGCCGGCACCTACAAAAGTCACTGCTGTGGTACTGCCAGCTACTGCGGCAACTCTGAATTGAGTAAGCGTAAATCCAGCCAGTAACACATAGTATTCTTGATTGGCAGCGATACCAGTTGGCAGTGTTCCAGTAGAACTGAATTTCACAATGGCACCTGGTTGTAGTTCGTGAACAGATGCAGTGGTTATATTTGGAGTACTAAATGTACAGGCACGTGATCCAGCAGCAGGTGTGTAAGGTGTCAGCTCATCCAAGATGAACTGAGCTGTGCTGAATCCACCTGTGGTAGCAGTAGCAGCACCTGTTCCAAATGTATACCCTCTAATGTAGTTTATTCTGTAAATTTCACCACTGACAATAAAGCTGCAGGGAGTATTAGGCGGTCTCAGCAGTCCCGATACTCGTAAAAATATATTACTGTCTTTGCTGTCTATGACAAATTTCTGATTGCCGGTGAATCCATCTACAAACATACCACCAGAAAATGCCTTGGCATTTATACTTCTACTAAAGGATGCAGATTCTTGACAGTACGGAGATTTAGCAAGGATTTGTCCCTCTGGATCTAATACCATTGCAAATCCACCTTGACCCTGGAAGGTCATGGCTCTTAGGATTACAGCATCGTTACACAAGAACATGTCCATATCGCCGTTGTCTTTGGGATAGTTTACTGTTCCACTGTTGCTGATAACATCAACTATGGCATTGGTCAACAATGTGATCACAGTATCGGATCCTACTTCTGCCACTAGACCTTCGTCTAGAGTCTGTAGTGTTGGTACTGTGGCAGTAGTGGCCACAGTACCGGACAATGTATACAGTGCCGCAATACTCACATTGTCGATAATGTCTTGGGCCAAGGTGTTGATACGTTGAATACCGGCCACAGTCTGACTCAGTTGCGCACCAATAGCTAGTGCAGGATTACTGCCCGGAACTGCTGGTCCCTTGTATTTCAATGCAGCAGAAATTGTGCGATTCTGTCCACTCCATTTCAAATCAAATACCATAGAGTCTATGATCAAGCCAACGTCTCTATAACAGATATCTTCATTGTAGTCAAATGCAGATGTAAATGGTGCAGTGTTTGTTAAAATTTGATTATTGATCCAACCTATGACCTGATCTTGAATAAACTTTCTATTCAATGTGATCAGTCGTGCAGCACTGGTATAGTTACCTTTGTTATTGATCAGGGGATAAACAGGCTGTGTGGAATCTGCTAGATAGTGATAACCATACAGTTCATTTGCCACAGTCAGTCCGTCTACCACAGGATCTCGTCTAAAATTCAAAAATGCCCAGGGACTGGAACTGTCAAAGCCTATCTGTGGTCTAATAATAGTTCTACGAAATTCATCACCTATTACTGCCACGTTTTGAGGCACACGTAATGGTAAATTTTCTAGGTAAATGCCAGTTTCAACAAATACAGAAATTTGAATACGTTTGGTTACATCACCGAATGAAATAACCTCGCCAACAACAAATTCACCACTGACAACATCAACATCAAATTCTTCATTGCCGGACGTGTCCAAAGTACCGTCGTGTGCTAGAATCTGTGCAAGAGCTCCAGACGTTTCCCCACGAAGATATAGTCCTTCTCGTATGTCTTTGGCTGCGTTAGCAGCCACTGTGCTCAATGCAGGATTTCCAGTAAAGTCTGTTCTGTAACCGCTGGTAAACAATCTAAATCTTGGAAGACTCACAAGTATAGATGGCTGCGAAGTAAACCCTGTTCCTCCGTTGGTGATACTGATGCTGTTTATGCCGCCGTCAACTGCGCTAACATCTGCTACACCAAAGGCTCCACCACCACCACCACCAACAAATCTCACTGACACTAAACCGTATCCAGTTCCACGGCCTCCCGAGTTAACCTGCACTCTGGCCACTTTGAATGTGAGATTTAGTGTGCATCCAGTTCTAACACCAACACTGCTGCCGGGACAGGTAGTGGCTGCTGGAGCCACTGGTGCGGGCAACACGCTGTAGTTGCCGCCAGTGATCTGTCTAATGGCAGTAACTGGTCCTCGTCCTCCTGAGCCGCCAGGACTAACCGACAGCACCTGATATCTTGCTGCTGTACCGGTACCAGTGGCCACAGTAAGTATGTCACCGGGTAGATAATTTAGGCCACCGCTGACAATTTCAACTGTGTCCACATTCATAAAAATAAATGCAGGACTGAAACCAGTGCCTGCGGTAGCACTGGTATCGTCAATTTCTACTAGAGTACAAGGCTCATCACCGTTGTTCCAAGTAAGAACTTTCTTGTAAGGGCCAATTTCTAACGGTGCTTCCAGCACCAATTCTTCTGCACGTTTAAGAGCAGCTTCTAGTGTCTTATATGCATAGGCCAAACTGCGACCTTGTCGGTCTAATCCAACACCTGGTCGATCATCTAACCCGGCTGTACTCACATACAGATTCACTGTGCTGCTATAACCGGAACTGTCAACATATCGTTTGGTGGCAGCTATCAAACCATTGTAGGCCACATCATCATCATCCACAGGGTCTCTTGAAAGTATCAACGGCCCGGTCATGGTACCAAATGCAGTGTTGGTTGTATTGGTAGCAGGATCAACAGCATCTATGCCCTGCAGGGATATCTTGGAATCTACATAGCCCTTATTGGCCGCCAGTCTGTTTGTTTCTGTGGCAGTGGATCCGTGAATTGTGTTTATTCTGCCAATTGAATCAGTGAGTTCAGAAAAAGATCCTATATCGGGTAAATTTCCAATAGGATATCTTACTCCACCACTTTGAGCATTAACTGGTCCTCCTAGATTTGGATTAGGATCGCCTGAAATATCTGAAAACAAGCTGTTGACCACAATGGAATTTTGACTGGTATCAAAATCAATTTGAACACCTACGCCAGCTTCTAGTTTTTTGAAAACCACGCCGTCTGTGGTATCATTGATCACAACCAACGCATTTTCATAATCGTTAGGAAATGATTCGGGTGTATCATCTAGACCTATGAATGTGAGTTTTTCACCTAGTCCTAGTGAACTATAGAGTTCTCTAAAGTTGTCGTTGACAGATCTAAAACTGTCTCTGATACTGTCGCCGGTGCCGTCGTTGCCAATTGCACCAATATTAATAATTTTTCTTGCCATAGCAGATCCTATGTGTTTGGATATCGATAATATTTATCCAAAGTTTTTATAAGCCTAATGTAAATACTAGATGTTCATACAGACCAGATCGCAGAAAAATCAATATGTTAGGTTCAGTAAACTGGGCAATCAACACAGTTATACCAGGACAAAAACCGTTGTGACTTTAAAGTGTGATGACTGTGATGCAGTGTTTGAAAGAGATCTAAAAAATATAGATAGAAAACGGTTGAATAACAACTACTTTCATTGTTGTTCTGGGTGCGATATCAAGAGATTTGCGCAGCGAACAGGAGTAGATCACAAGAAAATCTGGGATATGCCCGCTGACGCTGATCTAGATATTTCTAAACTCTAAAACTTTCACCGCAACCGCATCGATCACGTTCGTTGGGATTGACGAAGTCAAATCCCTCATTGAGCCCATTGCGAACCCAATCCATAGTTATCCCTTTTAGATACACTAGACTTTTGGCATCTACCAAAACAACAAAACCATCTTGAGCAAAATTAGTTACTCCAGTTTCGGGTTTGTAGTCATCTACGTATTCTAATACGTAGGCCAACCCACTACACCCTGTAGTTCTAACACCTATTCGAATACCCGCACCCTTGCCACGTTTGGCAAGTGTTTGCTTAATTCTTTTACAGGCTGTGTCGGTTACGGTAATCATTTACGGCTGCTTTGATTGCATCCTCTGCTAGAATACTACAGTGTATCTTTACTGGAGGTAGGGCTAGTTCTTCGGCGATTTCGGAGTTTTTAATTGCTCCGGCTTGGTCGAGGGTTTTTCCTTTGACCCATTCTGTAATGAGGCTCGAACTCGCGATAGCCGATCCGCAGCCATACGTTTTAAATTTTGCATCTGTAATAAGACCTGTATCATTGTCTACCTTTATCTGTAATTTCATTACATCTCCGCATGCCGGAGCACCGACCATACCTGTGCCTATGTTGGGATCATCTTTAGCAAATGATCCTACATTACGTGGGTTTTCATAGTGATCGATTACTTTGTCCGAGTACGCCATTGATTACTCTCCAGTTTATTAGCTTCCATATGTTTTTCAAATAGCTTTTTTTATCAGCCTGATAGTCTAAAGCCCAAGCGTGTTCCCACCAATCTACTAACAGCACAATATCATTTCTAATTTCGTGATTCGCAATAGTTTTGATCTTGCCATCACGAGCCAAATATGCCCATCCGCTGCCCTGTATTGTCATGGCTGTTTTTTCAAATTCTTCTTTGAACTGATCAAACGTATCAAAATGTTTTTCTATAAACTGTAAAATAGCATCATAAGGTCTGTTGGATCCCTCTGGTTTTTGCAGTTGACCAAAATAGATATTGTGTAAAAACGCCCCAGCTTCGTTGAAATCATCATCGCCCTCGCTCTTGTTATATCGATCAACATAGGCCTTGTACAGCGTTCCATAATGATAATCTATAGTTTCTTTAGATTTTATCGGCGCCAACTCCTCACGATCGTAGGGCAATGTCAACTGTACGAGTTTGTCTTTTTTGCCTTCGATTATAAACTTTTGAATGAATTTAAATTCCATATATGTATTTACCGCTAAATAAATTCCTAAGGAGATTTAATATGATCGGTTTATTAAAGAAACTATTTGGTGGTAAGCCAGCAGAAACAACTGCGGAAGCCCCATATAAAGCTGAGTCAGCACCTACAAACGTTCAGGCTGAAGGCGCTGTAGAAGCCCCATTAGCCTCAGCAGTAGTTGTTGTGGCAGAAGCAGTTGTTCCAGCGGCTGTGGTTGAACAAGCACCTGCTAAAAAGCCTGCACCTAAAAAGCCACAGGTTGCCAAAAAGCCTGTTGCTCCAAAGACTGCAACGT